ACTCCCTCCGGGGGGTTGGGCTTTCCTATGTCGTACTGGACGAGTATGCGTTTATGAAGGAGGAGGTGTGGGAGGTGATTATATCTCCGGCCCTTTCGAGAGCCGAGGGTGGGGCCTTGTTCATCGGGACACCAGAAGGTAAGAACCACTTTTACAAGGTTTGGGCCAACGGCTTAGCAGCCGACCCACTCTGGAAATCGTGGAGCTATAAATCCATAGACAACCCCTTCATACCAAGGGCAGAGATTACTGCCGCCGAGAGCCGCATGTCGGCTGAACGGTTCCGGCAGGAAATGGAAGCCTCGTTTGAGGCTAGTGGGGGGATGGTACTTACGTCTGCGATGTTTCCCATCGTGGATGTGGTGCCCTACCCTCACGACATGTATATCGCGATTGACCTTGCGGGGTTCCAAACCTCGGATGCGGGGAGGAAAATTGAACGTCTCGACGACCACGCTATTGCTATTGTGGCTGCTCATGCAGGCGGCTGGTGTATTGTCGATATTGTACATGGCAAATGGGATACTAGAGAGACTTCCCTTAGGATTGTGAAGGCATTTCGGGACCATAGGCCCCGGAAGATCGGCATTGAGAAGGGTATAGCCAAGGACGCAGTTCTCCCCTATATGGAGGACGAAATGGCCCGGCTTAAGACCTACTTCAATATCGAGCCTCTCACTCATGGAAACCAACGGAAAACAGACAGGATAGCGTGGGCCTTGCAGGGCCGCGCAGAGAAGGGCCGCATCCAATTGAAGCGGGGGGACTGGAACCGCGTGTTCCTCCAGCAAGCGGTAGACTTCCCTTCACACCTGTCCCACGACGACTTATTGGACGCAGTAGCCTACATCGACCAGCTTGCCGACCCTTGGATGGAAATGGCAGTGGACACATTCGACAACTGGGCACCTCTGGACGAAGTAGCGGGATATTAACATGGCAGAACCCACATATGGCCTCTCGTCCCCGATTCCTAACAAATTCGGTGACAATGACGGCAAAAAGCCGCCTTACGATGCCAGAACGGGCGGTTTAGCCCAGTGGTGCATGGAAAAGGTCCGGCAGGCACGACTAGACCGCGACGAGCGGTACGGCGAGCGGTGGAAGGAATACGGACGGATTTGGCGCGGTATTTGGGATTCCAAGGACAAAACCGTCGATTCTGAGCGTTCTAAGTTGATCTCTCCTGCTACTATGCAGGCTATCGACATGACAGTCTCTGAAATGGAGGAAGCCACGTTCAATAAGAAGGCGTGGTTCGACATTGACGATGATTTGGCAGACCAAGACAAGAAGGATGCTACCGCTGCGCGGGACCTCCTGCTTGAAGAATTTACGGCCAACGACATTGAGGTTATGGTGTCGCAGACCTACCTGCTCGGGGCCATTTATGGCACCGGGATAGGCAAGATTAACGTGGTTGAGAAGTCAGAACCGTCCATGAAGGGTGGTAAGGCTGTTGACGTAAAACGTGTTACTGTGACGTTGGAGCCTGTCCGCCCGGACCAGTTCGTGATAGATACAGCCGCCCTTAGCGTCAGCGAGGCCCTTTTCTGTGCCCACGAAATGTTCAGGCCGAGACACATCATCCAAGCCAAGATTGACTCCGGCGCGTACCGAAACGTCAATTTGTCCTCGCATCAAAGCGAGACTTACGCACGTACGGATGGTACTACGAGGTACTCCGCACCATCTAGCAGTGCTGATGGAGTTCTTGTAACCGAGTATTACGGCAAAGTTCCGAAGGAAATGCTCACTGGATACACGGGTTCTGAGTCGATGCCAGAGGCAATCGTCGTCATAGCCAACGAGCAGCACCTACTTAAGGCTATTGCAAGCCCCTTCACCATGAAGGACAGGCCGATTATAGCTTACGCACACGACACCGTACCGGGAGAGTTTTGGGGCCGTGGGCTTGGGGAGAAGGGCTATAACCCTCAAAAAGCCCTCGATTCGGAGCTTCGCGCCCGGATTGACGCTCTGGCAATTATAAATGCGCCCATGATAGGAGCGGACATTACCCGGCTCCCACGCAGCCCTGATATGAGGGTGCGTCCCGGAAAAACAATCTTCACGAGAGGAAACCCGGCAGAGGTATTCTCGCCCATCGAAATGGGCAGTGCCTCTGTTCTGGCAGCGACGTTCCAGCACGGCTCCGACATGGAGCGAATGGTCAGCATGGCTACTGGTGCTATGGACACTGCGGCCCCACTCGACACGAATCGGCGCAACGAAACAGCGTCGGGCATGTCGATGATGGGGAGCGGGTTCATCAAGCGCAGCAAACGTGCTATGAGGAACGTCGAAAAGAACTTCTTGCAGCCGCTTATACAGAAATCTCTGTGGCGGTACATGCAGTTCGACCCCGGCAGGTTCCCTACCGATTACAAGTTTACCCCCTCAGCAACGATGGGGATTATGGCCAAAGAGGTCGAGAACTCTCAACTGATTAACATGTTGGGCTTCTTAGAGCCTCAATCACCCGAGTACAACATCGTGGTGAAGGCCATATTCGATAACAGCTCCAGCTCTAATAAGCAGGACCTGCGTATGGCAATGGAGCAGATGTTGGCTCCGCCTGACGAGCAGGCTCAGCAGAAAGAGCAGCAGATGGACCAGCTCAAGATGCAGGCCCTCATGTTGGACCTCCAGAAGGCCCAAAAAGAGAACCAGAAGCTCGACGCAGAGATCGAGAAGATCAAATCCGAGACTCACCACAACCTTGTTATGGCTGACCTCGAAGATGATAAGGTCGATGTTCAAGCAGCTAACGCCGCTATCGGAGCACAAAAGGTACGCATGGCTAATCGTCAGAATGACATAGCCGAAGATCGTAACGAGATAGAGCGGATTAAGGCCAATAAGCCTAAGCCCTCGTCTAGCTAAGGGAAGCACTAATGAAGCTACCAATGCAGCAATACCTAGAGGCTATGGAGTCTCTGATTGCTTCGGACGGATGGAGACTTCTTACCGAGGACTTCAAGAAGGAGATAGACGAGGCCAAGGCCAACGTACTGGACGCACCCAACTGGGATACTGTGCTCAGGATACAAGGCCGGGTCGATAAGCTAACCGAATTGACGTACCTTGAGGACTTTGTTCGATCAGAGAGGGCTAATTACGATGCCTCTCTATGACTATAAATGCCCGGACTGCGGAACCGAATTTGAGGCCACGCAGCCCATAGCACGCAGGCACTACGCCGAATGCCCACACTGTTTTTTCGGAGTGGGAGAACATCGGATAAGCCCCGTGTCTTTCAACGCAAGCAAAATGGGACTAGACGCAAGCTTTCCCACTTTTGCAGATAAATGGGCCAAACGCCACATGCGGGCGGCCAAAGCGGGACAACAGGAATAATCCTGCCCACAACCCCACGGATAACACCTGTAGCCGGGTGCCGTTTCAGGAGTACACAATGGCGAATTATGCAGACTACGCTACTAAGATAGATGCAGAGATCAGTGAGGCCGCAGAAGCCACGGAACAACGTAAGGGTGAAGTACCAGCACAGTTTGCTGGTAAGTCAGTCGAAGAAGTTGCCCGGAGCTATGAGGAGCTGAGAAAGTTGCAGGAACGCCAAGCCAACGAGCTTGGAGAACTTCGCAGGACAGCAACCGAACTGACCGATCAATTAGTACGAAGCTCACAACATACGGCAGAGAACTTGGAACCAACCAAGCCGATCACCATAGATGACCTGTACGAAAACCCCGAGGCAGTAATTGACCGCCGGGTGGACGAGAAGGTATCGAGGAAGCTCGAAGATTTCGAGAATTGGCGCAGACAGCAAGACGCACGACAGGCGTTATCGGAACTGGAACGGAGTCACCCTGACTTCCGCGACAAGGCCAAATCACCTGAAATGCGAAACTGGATAGCAGAATCTGGCTACCGCCAGCGTCTAGCTTTAGCTGCCGATTCCGGGGACCTTCAAGCTGCCGCAGACTTGTTTGATATGTATGGCGCAGCCTCCACAGGGCGCGGTACGGCTCAACGACCTGATGTAAGTCAGGCTACGTTGGAAAGCGGTCGAACGGATACCTTTGCTCCAGTCGAGACATTCTCTCGATCAAAGCTGGAACTGGCACGTATCAACGCCAGTAACGGTGATAGGAACGCGGAAGCATGGTTGAAGGAACACGGCAAGGCCATTTACCGTGCCTATGAGGAGGGTCGCATTGTGGATTAACCCTCGAAACGATAGGAAGTCATTATGGCTTTAGGTACAAATCATGTCACGTTGACCGAAGTTACGGCTGCTAGCCGCACTCGCTCAAACAGTGCATTTATCCGGGAACTGTGGACTGACGAAATTCACGCACAGTATAAGAAAAACCTCGTTCTGCAACCACTCGTTGTACGAATGAACCACGTTGGCAAGAAAGGCGACACGATTCACGTCCCCAAACCTGTCCGTGGCAGCGCAAGCGCGAAAGCAGCCGAAACGCAAGTTACGCTGATCGCGTCGCAAGAAAGCACCAAGCAGTTCGTAATCGACCAACACTGGGAATACTCACGGTTGATCGAAGACATTGTGTCAATCCAAGCAGACGACAGCCTGCGTCCGTTCTATACGGACGATGCCGGTTACGCGTTGGCGAAGAAAACCGACACTGACCTGCACGCACTGGGCGCGTTCTTGAACGGTATGAGCTTTACCGGCGGTTCCGACCCCACGGTTGCATCTGCCAGCTACGCCCTCGGCGCAGCCACTGGCGCAGGCGCAAACTGGGATGGTATCACCACTGGTGCCGCCCTGACCGACTTGGGCATCCGAACCATGATGCAGGCTTTGGACGACAACGACGTGCCTAACTCAGGCCGTGTGTTGGTAATCCCGCCCGTCGAGAAGAAAAACCTGCTCGGCATCACCCGGTTCACAGAGCACGCGTTTGTGGGTGAGGCTGGTTCGTCCAACTCTATCCGCAACGGGTATGTTGGCAACGTGTACGGCGTGGACATTTACGTGTCTACCAACTGCCCGTCCAGCATCAACTCAGTGTCAGGCACTCGTGCCG